CGTGGACATTACGAAGTATTTCGAGGTGGTACGTCCATCACCCATGGTGAGTAGCACAAGACGTGGGCACGCAAAAAAGCCGTGCGTTTTGGTGCTGTGCATAGCAGCAAAAAATTTAGGGTGCCAACCCCTAGGTTAGGGCTGGCACGTTTTCAAGCATGTGGCGACTGCAGCGGAGATGCTTTCTCCTGCTTAAGGCCACGCCATGCTCTGGCCTTATCCATTGATTGGACCAGCTTGGCCATGGCTGGAACGTCACCACTAGCGGCCGCGATGTTGAAATGGTGCTGAAGTGTTGCGAGAATTGACAGCGGTTCTAGGTCCTGTTCTGATTCTGCTGGCCCGTCATCGCTGGAATCGATTATTTGCTGTGCTTGACGGATGGCGTCATAACTAACGCTTCGGCTGATTCCGAAACGTACTGATGCCATGGTTGCAGCGCTGGAATGCGTGATGCCAGATTCCAGCCATCCACGAATGACTGATTGGCGCTGTTCTATTTCGGCGTGAGTTGCCATGGTTTGGCGATTGACTACGAAAGCACAATAACAGGAAAAACAGGAAAAACAAGACGATTGGCGAATGTTGGCACGTTTCGGGTTTGGGGGTTGTGGTTTCTTCTAAAGTATGGGACGATTAACGGGAACCCCACTAAGGTCACCCATGCAAACGTTTATTTCACGTTCGGTCTTAGTTCCTGCTTTAGCTACTGATGAACAGATCGTTGATGCTGTTAGGAACTGCCCTGTGTGTCACATCGTAGAAACTGATACGATCGCGGCAACTGATACAGAGGGAACACGTATCCGCGCAACGCTTAAGTTTCCTTTGTCGTTCAGAACTTGCGGATACAATTACGCGCTGAATGGAACCGAGAACCACCTTGCAGCTGCTTTGCAGTTGCTCGCTTATCAGCAGTTTGATGCTGTCGCGTTATTGGACGTTGAAAGCACCAAGGAAGGATATCGGTTCATTTTTGGGCCGGAGAATCTCGGCTGATATGCTACGCTAACAACTCACCCCACCAAGGTAGAAAAATGTTCGAGCTTACAGTCATCGCAGCCTATGGCCGCGCATACAACAGCAAAGCAGCTATTTGGGCTGACTGGTCCGATGGTAAAGACTTTCAGATTGTCAGTATTGGCGGCAGCTATGGCCGGTACATAAACAACGCTGACGCGGACCGTGCGGGTCTTGCTTGTGTGTTGGTTCGCTACGGGAAAGACTACGCTAAGAGCGCGAGCGTCAACTTGATCAAAGGTCGGATGAACTGATCTGCTACAGTAACAACTCATTTAAACCAACTTAAAAAATCCAATGTCTACCAAAAACGTCAACAGGATCAAAGCAGTTTATGACCTTGCCACCCCGCACGAAATTACGGTGGGCCGTGCCTGGTATCCGCAAGCCTACGAAACCGCGCGAATCATGGCGTCAGATTATGGCCTTTGCATCCAGACCGTGGTCGGCGTTATCGCGGCATTGTCACCCCGCAACAAGTGGGAACGCAACCTATTAGACGCTGAAAATCTGATTGAGGCTTATTGTGTGGATCGTGATGCAGCTGCTGCCGTCAAGGTTTGCACCTTTGGCAAGAATAAAGACAAGGCGATAAAGATTCTTGACCTTGATCAAGATCCTTTTACCGATGCGATTATGGACGTGCTGAGCGGTCCCAAGCTGCGGGAGTTTGCGTCATGCACCCTAGGTTTGGATGAGGTGTGCATTGATGGGCACGCGTTCTGCATTTGGAACGGAGCACGAACAGGTCTGAAGGATGTTCCCGCGATTGGCGTCAAGCTGCGCGCTGAGATTAAGAAGGACTACCGCAAGGCAGCTGCCAAGCTCGGCCTAAGTCCTAGTGAGTGCCAGGCTGTGACCTGGTGCGCATGGCGCCGAATCCATGGTGTGACAGCTTAAGAATTGATTGTCGGCTTGGGGCGTTGGCAGCTGCTGCTGATGTAGTAGTATAGAGATCGAAAGGAGAGCACCACCTAAGCCCTTTCAGTTTCGCTTCCAATGATCACCACTTCCACCGCTGCAATCATCGCGTTACTTCTTTTACCGCTGATCGTGATCGTATGGGTTACCGAGTCCAAGGCTCAACGCCAGACCCGTCAAGCCAAACGTCTCAGCCGTCACTACGGGTTGAGTCAGCGTCAAATCTCACAGCGCCTCGGCATCAGCCAGTCCACCGTTTCTCGCCGCTTAAAGATGGCGTGACACTTTAACAATTGATTTTTAGCGTTGCACGTTGTCACCCGCTTGTAAATTGCTACAATACAAACAAGCGGGGCACACCCCGCACAACTTAAAAAGAACAATGACTAAAAACGACTGGCAAGATGTCTGGCACACAAATCTAAGGAACGAGATGGCCAGCCTCATGCACGATGGTTACTCCCAGGCTGACGCTATGCAATGGATGCTTTCGTGGGCGAGACGTAACGCTTCCGGTTACTCCGCACCCTTTGCAAAGTACATTTTGGAGCAAAACCGACAAGACTACGGTTTCTGATTTGTTAGGCGCGCTCTTCTATTGGGCGCGCTTAGTGAGATAAGCCTCAGCCATCACAATTATTAACACTTCTTCCCAAAATCATGACAAAATTTTTATCATCACAGTTCGTCACAGTTGCCGCCTTCGCTATCACTGGAGTAACCGCAGCATGTGGCGGGGTTGCCATAGGCTCAGCGCTCGCTGAGGAGCCGCTGCGCGGCGATGACGGCATGGCGGTGATCGGATTGCTCGGCTGCGTGGCCGTGGCCGGTGGGTCGCTTATGTGCGCCGCTGGTGCTGCCATCGACGACTGAGAATCGTTCTCAAAAAGCGTCACAAAATGTAACAATTGACCCGTTCTCAACAAGGGGGGCGGGTTCGCAACAAAGGCGGATCGCGTAAGGACATAGGGAACCTGCTGGTACGTGGGAAACATCTGTTACTGTAATACTAAGGGGGGAAGGTCGAAAAGTCAACTATCCTGTAGTACAGGCCCCAAAAAAATACGCACCCAATACTTTCTTCTGTAATACATGGCCGTTCGTACACCCCCACCGCTATCGCTACGGCACGCACAAGGGGAAGTTTTCAACAGCGACACCCGCTTCCGCGTATTAGTCGCAGGCCGCCGCTTCGGGAAGTCCTACCTAGCCTGCATCGAACTCTTGCGTGGAGCGATCGCCAAACCCGGCGAAACGTTCTTTTATTGCGCCCCCACCTACCGGATGGCAAAGGACATCGCGTGGAAAGTAATGAAACGCATCGTCCCCGCGGCCTGGATCAAATCCAAGAACGAAACGGACCTCAAGCTGGAACTTGTCAACGGCTCAACAATCGAACTAAAGGGCACCGAAAACGCAATGGCGCTACGAGGCCGCAGCCTTTCCGGCGTGGTACTCGACGAAGCCGCCTTCATGGACGCCGCTGTCTGGTTCGAAGTCATCCGCCCCGCACTAGCGGACAAACAGGGCTGGGCCTTATTCATATCCACCCCCGATGGAACGGCCAGCTGGTTCTACGAACTCTGGCAGTACTGCATCACGGGCGACACGAACTGGAAACGGTGGAGCTTCACTACGATCGAAGGCGGCAACGTCCCACCGGAAGAAATCGAAGCTGCACGGGGTCAACTGGACCCACGAACTTTCCGCCAAGAGTTCGAGGCCAGCTTTGAGAACCTATCCGGCCTCGTTGCCGTCTCATTTAGCGACGCCAACATCAGCACAGAAGCCAAGGACATCCCAATCCTGCCGCTACTACTAGGCGTCGACTTCAACGTGGACCCAATGACCGGCATCTGCGCCGTCAAGGACAACGACACCCTCTACGTTTTCGACGAAATCCACCTAACGGGCGGCGCCACCACCTGGGACTTCACGGAAGAAGTAATCCGCCGCTTCGGCCTGGAACGCCGCATCATGGCCTGCCCGGACCCCACGGGTGGTGCGCGCAAAACCCAAGGCGTAGGCGCGACAGACCACAACATCCTGCGAAAATCGGGATTCCGCGTCTGCGCCCCACGCAGCCCCTGGAAAATCCGCGACAAAATCACCGCCGTCAACACCGCTCTTTTAGACGCCACCGACACCCGCCGCTGCTACATCCACCCGCGCTGCAAGGAACTAATCAAGTCATTCCGCAGCCTGACCTATGCCCCTGGAACGGGCCTCCCAAACAAAAATCTTGGCGTAGACCACGCATTTGACGCCTTCGGCTACCTATGCCTACAACAATTCAACCTGGCAAAATCAGGCGTAATGGGTACAACTTCATATAGGTTGTATTGAGCTACACAGACCAATGGTTAATTACGAGGGCCCAAAAAAGCGAACCCGCGGTGATAAACGCGCCCAAGAATACATCGAAGCGCGACAACGCCGGATGTACCGCCACCAGCTGGACGGCCACAGCGTACGCCAAATCGTATATGAACACAGTGCCCGCGAAGGAGTCAGCATCCCCACTGCCTGGCGCGACTGGGACCAAGTAAAAACCTGGACCGAAGAGGACTGGATCCGCGACCGCGAAGCCATGCTGGGCCGCATCCAAACCATGCGCCTCCGCGTCGTCCACGCCGCCATGAAAAAGGGCCACTACCAAGTCGCCGCGCAAGTTCTGGACTCCCTGGGACGTGTCCTGGGCGAAAACACCCCGGAACAAGTATCCGTCCAAGTACCATCTCTAAATATCCAGGTCGAACCGAAAGTAGTTACCGCCCAACTACCCGAAAGCGACGTAATCGAAGCCGAAATATCACCACAAAAAGAGGTAGATTCAGCTGAACCCGCCCCATAAATCAATGCCCGGACAATACGGCCAAGGCAAAAAGAAGAAGCCCAAGGGAAAGAAGAGCCCCAAGAAGTAGAATATGTACAGCTGTCGCGAGTTCCATGGCAAAACGCGGTTTATACGCAAATATCCACGCCAAACGTAAGCGCATCAAGGGTGGCGCGGACGAAAAAATGCGTAAACCAGGCTCAAAGGGCGCCCCAACCGCCGACGCCTTCAAAAAAGCAGCCAAAACAGCGAAAAAACGTAAACCAAAGGGCAAAAAGTAGTGGCAATCGTCTCCATTACTGACACAAAACGCTACACAAACGTAGTGGAGTACACGGGTGGCACGATGACCACCGTTAACGACGAAATGCGCATCCATGCGCACGCCGCAGAGTTTGTTTTCGCGGTCGATTCCAGCACAGAAGCCAACTTCAAGCTCGCTTTTGAAGCCTCCTTCAATGGCGGCACCAGCTGGTACGAAATCGACAGCAGCAAAACCATCAACGAATCCGGCGAATATGTCTACTACTACAGTGGCAAAACAACATCAACAATTCGAGTCCGTTTAAGCCAAGTAACGTCAGGCACTCCTAGCGTCACGCCACACATTGCAGTCACATTTAACGGCTAATGGGCACCCGAATCATCACCGGCTTATGCACACACCTCAAGGTGGACTCCGAAAGCCGCACCACCGAAGCCTCATTTGCATTTATGACACCACAAGACCCCGAGGATTTCGCGGGTCTGATGGTGCGTCTTGCCAGCGGCATCGAAGTAATGATCGAAGTCGAGGA